CCAAACGGTTCAACGTCTCGCGGAAGGCGCGCGGCAAAAAACGGCGGTTGACCTCGACGACGCGGTCGCAGTCGTCTTCCATCATGCCGCGGATGACGCCGGCCGGCAGTCCGGTCTGCGCCCCATAGAGTGCCCACATGCCGGCGGATGCGAACTCCTCGCTCTCGGCGACTTCAGCGACCTCGAAGGCAGCGAGCCGGCGCACCGTCACAGAGGCGACGGTCCGGCCCTGCCATTTGAACGGAAAATCGAGTGGCACGACTTCCTCGACCGATTTGCCCGCCACGAATGAAAGCCGCTCGAACGGTAGCGGCTTGTCGGCCGGCGCGGCGGTCGTCTCCCCGGCCGGCGGCGGCGCATCGGCCGGCGGCGCCGGCGGACGATCGGCTTCCGCCACCACCGGATAGCTCTCGATCGGCTTGTCGGGGCGCGGTGCCATCACGTACCCCCGTTGAGGGCTAGCAACGTCGCCATCTGCTGGAACGGATTGGTGCCGTCGATGATGGTGGCGCCCGGACCGGCGAAGAAGTCGAACTTGTGGATCGATCGCCCGTCGAACATGTCGTGATAGTGCACGATGGTCGAGAAGTCGTACTCGATTCCGCCGGCCTTGAGGCGTTCCTTGCGATCGTCCTTGACGGCGGTCACGAGGCCCTTGAGCACAACGACACGGCCCTTGGCCGAGCCGTCCCGGTAGCTCTTGAGGTGCTCGTAGTAGTAGGCCGTGACGTAGTCGCCGGGCTCGCGGCCGCACAGGGCGCGGATGCGCGGGTCGTTGTTCTTGAGCTTGATCTTCGCCGTCAGTGCTTCGAACTCCTCCGGCATCTCGATGCCGATGTTCGAGCCGCCGGGCGAGAACTTGTCCATGGCACGCTTGAGCTCGGGCAGTTCGACCGTGTCGAGCACGATCCAGCAGTTGATGGCGTCAAACCACCAGTTCGAGCCGCGGATGATGTTGTCCATCGCCTGTCTCCTCTCGGGTTCGAGGCCGGTCAGGCCGTCGTCAGATCGAGCGTGCCGCGCACGTTGTACTGCGCCATCGCGGCCTCGATCTCGTCGGCCAGGATGTCGAAGGCGCGCTCGTAACGGCCGGTGTAGATGCCGAGATCGAGGAGCGGCGGCGCCTCCTCGAAGTTGAGCGTCACGTTGAGGCCGCCGACCCGCATGGTGGCGTTGGAGTTGAGGTTGCGCTCCCACTTGACCTCGCCGCCGAGGATCGCCGGCTCGGGCAGGCCTTTAAGCTCGCTCAAGAAGTCTTCGAGCGACTGCAGCAGCACCGTGACCAGGTGCACGCCCAGGTTCCGGCCGATGTACTTGACCAAGGTGCGCGGCACCACCTCGCGCACTGCCTTGCGGGTGCGCACCACGTTGATGGCGCGCCACAGCGGATCGGTCGAAGTGTTGACGAAGCCCCAGAAGGTCTTGCCCTGGGGCGAGTTGGTCTTGCGCGAGGTGCGGTCCTTGTTGATCTGCACCAGCGAATTGACGCCGCGCTGGATCATGAAGTTCGCTTCCGAGTCCGGGTCCGAGATCGCGAAGCCGACCGGCCGGTTGGGACCGAGGATGCCGATCAGCGCCTGGTTGCCCGGGTTGTAGTAGGGCGCGCCGCGGTTCTTGTCGGTCTTGGCGATCAGCGCCGCGACCTGCGGCGAGGCTGGCCGTGTCACGATGTCGGTGCCGGAATAGACCCGCACCGACTGGCCGACCGCGATCAGGTTCATGGAGTCGGTGAAGTCGGCCGTCCACTCGACCGCGTCAGTCTTGTTGGTCGAAGGCGTATCGCATATCCCGACCGCGGTGATGATGCGCTCGCACAAGGCGTCGATCGCCGTCGCGGCCGNNGCGGCCGGGTTTGCCGCCGAACTCAGGCGCTGCGACGTGAATCCTGGCGCGATCAGGATGTCGGGGGCGACGCCGGTCTCGGCTTCGGCATCGAGCAGCGCCCACAGGCCGGTCTTTCCCGACGGCGAGCCTACGATCTTGGCCATCTGCTCGTCGATCGTGTCGTCGGCGACGGCGATGTCGGGCACCACCGCGACCACCGAGGCGACGATGCCCTCGCTGATAATGGCGTCGACCGCCTGGCGCAGCGTGCCGGTACCGCAGCCCGCGACCATGGCGTCGTCGTCGGTGGTGAAGTGCACCGGCGTGTCGACCGGGAAGAGCGTACGGTCGATGCCGGTGCCGGGCGTAAAGGCGCCACCGATCGTCGACATGTCGGCGATGATGAAGGGCTGCTTCTCGGTCGTCTGCAGGAATGTCCTGACGCCGACGTGCGGAGTGTTGGCGGGCATCTCTTTGGTGTCCTCTTGACCTTGAGGCCGATCAGGGGCGAAGCTACCGGCTCCCCCAAAACGGCGAGCCGCTGACAGTTGTCAGTCCTGGGAGCCCNNCCGGTGACCGCCGTCATGAGCGCTTCGGGTGTCACCGCGGCATCGATCCGTTGATCGGCCGGCGCATCGCGCCACGCCTGCTTTCGCAGCGAGACGGCCGCGGCTTGGGCGGCGTCGCCGGTCTCCAGCGCCCGCATATAGGAAACGTCGAGCAAGGCGAGCGCCGGGGTGCGCGCCGTGCGGACCATGTCGCGCGCGATGCCGCGCGCCTTGTCCTTGTCGATGGTGATCATGCGTCACACTCCCGCCGCGGCCTGTTCGGCCGCCCAGGCTTCAGGCCCGATGCCGAGCCCGTCGGGGGCGCTCATGTCGAGCGTCCATGCAGCCCGAAAGGCGCGGCTTGCGGGCAATTCGGAACTGTCGATGATGCGATAGGGCACGCCGGCGGGAACGTCCTTGCGGGCGATTTCGGATATGCCGAACGTAGCGAGTGCATCCGGCGCTGGATGGATGATGGCAAGGCCATCTCCGGACGGGTACACGATGGCTTGCATGGTGGCTCACCTGAAGATGGTTACGGAGAGGTCAGAGCTGTCCTTGTTCACACCCCCCGCATCGCGGATCTGGAACGCAACAGAGTTGACGGTGCGCGACATGACGGGTGGAGATAGAGCAGAAGCGGTGTCGGTCAGCCCTCCATGACCTATTGCCACTGCGAAGTACTGATCCTGCATCGCCGTCGTGAAATTCACCGTGTAGCTGCCAACCCCGTTGTCGGTAATCGACGTGACGTTCTTGGTGGTCCAGATCATTGCTGCCGCCGAGAGAGTGCCGTCGAACATCACGAAGGCCCGGGCTGCGTAGCTCGGAGCCGAACCGGCCGCCGTCGAGAGCGCCGCCGGCAGGGGCAGATTGGTGAGATCAGCGCCGGAGAGCGCGGGCAGCTTGCCGCCGGCCTGCACCGCGATGGCGTTGCCGACGGCCGTGCCAACTGCTGCCGTCGCGGCCGTACCGAGCCCGAGATTGCTGCGCCCTTGCGCCTGCTGGGTCGAGTTGTAGCCGCCGGCCGCGTCCAGGCGCAGCCGGTTGCCGATTGACGTCGTCAGCGCCGCTTCGGCCGTCTCATCAGCGGCGATCCAGTTGGCGATCTCGACGAGGGTGTCATAGGCGGCCGGAGCGGCGCCCTTGAGCGCGTCGATCGCCGCCTTGACGAAGGCGGTGCTCGCGATTTGCGTCGTGTTCGTGCCGACCGGCGCGGTCGGGGCCGTGGGTGTTCCGGTCAGCGCCGGCGAGGCCAGCGGTGCCTTGACGGCGACCGCGGCCGCCACAAAGGCGGCGGTCGCGATCTGCGTCGTGTTCGTACCGCCTGCTGCTGTGGGCGCGGTCGGCGTACCGGTGAGAGCTGGCGAGGCCAGCGATGCCTTGGCGAGGTCGAGCGCGACGATCAGGGCATAGAGCTTCGCGAGCGAGTTGCCGTCTTCGGCGACGCCGGCGAGGATCTCGGCAATGATCGCAGCCCGCCGCGCGGGCGTGAGGAACTGGCGACCGGTCTCCTCTTCCTCGACGCTCGCCGCCGGCACGCCTTGGCGATAATCGGCGAGCAGCGCCTCAATCTCGGCCGCTCGCGGCGATATCTCCGTCTCGATCGCGTTGAGGACGCGGGCGACCAACGCAGAGGCGTCGGACCCCAGCGCCCCGACGTCCCTCTCCACGGCGTCCAGGCGAAGGTCGATCGCCAGCCGGAAGGCAGCCTCGCTCTCGGCGACCGCGGCCGCCGAGTCGACGCGATACTCGGTTTCATATTTGCGCACGTCGCCCTCGTTCAAACTGCCGTCCAGCTCTCGATCTTGCCGGCGTGTTCGCTCGCGAGCAGCTTGCTCAAAGCGGCGCCGCTGACCTCGGTCGTCGAGAGGCCTCCGAAGCCCACTCCGAAGGCCTTGAAGCGGGCATTGGCTGTCACCCGATAATAGGCTTCCGGGTTGATCGCGGGCGCGGCTTCACTATCAGTGGTCTGCTTCTTGGCCATCGCTTCACTCCGTCGTGTGGACGCGCCGCTCGACGTGATAGGTCACGCGCGCGTTGTTGGTGGTGCCGTCGAACCTGATCTTGCAGCCGGTGATGCCGCTGCCCGCCGCGAACGTGAAGGTCCAGATCATCTCGACGGCATCCGAGCGTTGCAGGCCGTCGGTGCCGATGACGGGCTTGGTCTCGACCGCGTCGTGGCTCTTGACCGTCGCGTAACCGGCGCCGTGCAGGAGCTTGGCCACCAGGGTGTGCCGGGCGGCATCCCAGGCGCCGACGGTCGCCTTGACATAGATCGTCTCCAGCGCCGAACCGAACGCGATCACCGAGGAGATGTGTTTGAAATCGTCATCGGCGCGGAAGACCTCGACTTCCGAGGCGCCCATGTCGAGGATCGGCATCGCCCACTGGTTGCCGGCGAGCACCAGGCGGAAGTCGTAATAGGGCGTCACCCCCGAGCCGAACAACGTCTCTTCGCCACTCGGGGCCTGTATATCCTGCCAGGTGCCGCCGACCTGGAGCTGGAACTTGCGGCTCGAGTTGGCGGGCACGACCTCGGCGTTGCGGATGCGCAGGTTGTGGATGCCGCCGTCGAGGTTTAGCCCCTGGAGCGGCACCGTGAGCGACGTCAACGTGAACTGGCAATACTCGGTGACGTGGCAGAGGTCCCGCGTCAGGTCGCCGAGGAAGAAGGCGCCGTCGGTCGACTCGAACAGGTTGCCCGACAGGAACTTTTGACCTTCCGCATATGCGGCGGTCACGTCGCCCGTGGTCGCGACCAGATAGGCATAGCGCTTGCCCGATTGCAGCATCACCGGGGTCGACCAGGGAAAGCGCGTGGTCTGCGGCCACGTCTTGAATTGTGCCGCCGCAAGCGTGGTCTTCTTCAGCGTGCGACCCGGGAGCGGGATGCCGTTGGTGCCGCACTCGACGAGCGCGACGGTGATCTCGGCGCCGGCCGACCACGAAGCAAGTCCGAGCTGCACGCCGGGCGACCAGCGGTCCTGCGACTGCAGCCAGGACTGCGCCTTCACCACACCTTGGATGGTGTGGTTGACAGGCGCATAGACGTCGTAGGGTTCCTTGACCGTGGTGGTCCAGAACTTGCGCAGGCGAATGAGCGCGTGGTCCGCCCAGTTGGCCTCCATCCGGTTCGGGTCATAGTCGGCGATCTCGTATGTCTCGTTGCCGATCCGGAAGATGCCCTTGGCGAGATCGTACTGGCCCGACAGCCACCACGCCGAGTTTGAGCAGGTTTCGAAGTAGTCACCGTACGCCGTCTCCTGCCGGCTCATGAGCATCTGTTTCAGCTCCATCGTCTGGTAGGTGGTGCCTCCCAGAGGAACGGTGCCGGCGCTGTCGGTGAGCTTGATGCCGTCGACCACGACATATTTCGGGCAGATGAGCCCGGCCGACGCGTGCATCAGGTTGGGGTCGTTCGGGTTGTAGAGCGCGAGCGCGCGCTTGTCCTGATTGGCGGCAGGGAAGCGCAGTCCCTCGATGATGCGGGCCTTGTAGTCGACGTGGGCGGTGTCGCTCTCGTCTTCGTCCAGGAAATTGTCGGCGCCGTAGGGCGAGCCGGTGTCGCTCACATCGAGTCGGTCCTTGATGGCGGCGATGTCGCCCTGCACGGCCTGGAAGGCGATCCGGCTGACGCCAGCCTTGAGCTGGCGCGCGAGGGCGGCGAGGTCATTGCGCAGGCCCTGGATTTCCTGGTCGACGAGCCCGAAGCGCACCGCGAGCGCGGTGTAGTCAGTGGCGAGCTTGTCGAGCTCCGGCGCTTCGTTTTCCGTCCGCATCGTGATCGTGTCGATGCCGCTGGTCGACAGCACGATGTCGGCGATCGCCACCGTTCCGAGCGGGATAGACGGCCGCACCGGATTGACGCTCGGCGCCCCCGGATAGGGTGTCAGGATCGCGGTTCGCACCTTGGCGCGGGCGCTCGTCGCCGGTACCTGCTGGATCGCGGTGCTTCCGCCCGACATCGGCACCTCGCGTTCGTAGTTGCGCGCCTCGACGTAGCCGTCGTCTTCGCGGCCCTGGCCGATCAGCACGACGATACGCTTCTGCCCGGCCGTGATCGGCACATGGTCGGCAAGCGACAGCGTGAGGCTGCCCTCCAGGGCGTACATGACGCCGGCGTCGTAGATGCGGCCGGCCGCGACCTCGATGGCGGTCTGGCTCGCCGCCACGGTGGTGAAGCCCTTGTAGAAGCGGCCACTGACCAGCAAGTCGCCGGTCAGCCGCGAGATGCCCTCTTGCGGAAACTCGCCGATGCGGTCCATGTCCGCTTCGGTGCCTTCCTGATCCGCTTCCCAGATCACGCGCTTGTACATGGTGTCAGCTCCTCCTTAGCGGCGGACGACGGCGCCGAACGTCACGTCGTCGGGCAATGTGGCAAGGTCGGCGTAGGTGATCGGCCGGACCGAGTTGATGTCGAGCGAGAGGGTGTCACGCGCCGCCTGGGTCATGGCGAGCGCCCCCACCACTTCGGCGATACGCCGCTCCGGCCCGGCGCGCAGATAGCGTCCGCGCGGAAAGCCGCGCTTGCTCGGACCGGAGATATGCACGAGCACCGAGGCCGTGAACGGCCGGCGGCGAAGGCGCGCGCGGCCGATGCGGTTGCGCATGCGGCCAAGCTGCTCGGTCGTTCCATCGGCAAGCCGGATCGACAGATAGGCTTGTTCGTCGGCGCGGTTGATCCTGATGCCGCGTTGCCGCAAGGACCGCCCGACGAACCAGCCGCGCCCACCCGGCCGCACTTCCCAGATTCTCCGCGGCACGACATCCACCGCCGTCAAGCCGGGGGCGATCGCATTCGGCAGATACTCNNCAGGTTGAGGGTGATGACGCGCTCGCCGGCGAGCTTGCCGTCGGCGACGACGCGCCCGCGCAGCGACTTGCCGACCTGAAAGGTGTTGCGCCGTGGTCCCGGGATGATCAGCCGCTCTGGATCGGACACGATGCGGCCGGACGCGTCGACCCGCACGTCGGCGGCGATGAGGCGCTGGATCGCGCCGTTTCGATGCAGCTCGGCACGCCAGCGGCCGAGCACCACGCGGGCCGCCGAGGTCGCCTTGAAGCGGCGTCCGACGTAGCGACCTTTGAGCGTGCGCATCAGCACGGAGCCGTCAGGCATCAACACGGACACGGGCTGATAGCGCGTGGCATAGTCGGTCGTATAGATGCGGATCTCCGGCAGGCCGGTGAGCCAGGCTTCGTGGCTCTCTTTGGTGGGGGTGGCTCCCACGAAGAAGGCATCGCGCGGCAAGCGCGCGCGGACGAACTCGGCATCCACATAGCCGACGGCCATGCGATAGCCCGCGACCGTCGTCTTGCGCTGATGGTAGACGCGCGCCTCGGCGACCACCTGGCGCTTGCGATGCTCCGGCCAAGCCTCGTTCCAGATGTCGACCGACCACGCCCAGGCCAACAGCGGCAGCTGCGCGGCGGGAATAGTCCAGGGGTCCCAGAGGGTACGCACCAGCCCGGCGAGCGCGAACTGCGCCGGCATGCGGCCGACGTTGACGGCGCTCAAAGCCCGTTCGAAGGCGTCGGCATTGCCGGGCAGCAGGGAGACGACGTCGGCTTCGGGCACGGCGGTGATGACGGTCATTCGTCGGTCTCCGTCGTGATCTCGATCGACGTCACGAACGGCGCGCCGTCCTCGCCGCCGACCAGGTCGGCGATGGGTTCGACGACACGGGCGTAGCGGGCGGGGCCGACCTTGGCGACGGCGCCGATCGCTTGCACGTGCAAGGTCTCGCCGATGGCGTGCCGTTCGGCCGCGAGCGNNGGCCGCGAGCGCGGCGACCGCGGCTCTGGCCGGTGCCTTGACGACTTCGGGGTCGGGTCCGTGCGGGATCGCGATCACGACGCGCACCGGCGCGGCGACGATGCGCGCTTTCCGGACCGTGACGATGTCGGTCGACTGGCTCGCCTCCTCGCCGTCGAAGCAGGCCTGGATGTCGCCGATCAGCGTATCGGCGGGCGTGCCGTCGCCGTCGCGGCCGAGGATGACGAGGTCGATATGTCCGCCGGGCCGGCGGAGCGCCCGCACGCCCTTGACGCGGTCGCCGAACGTCGTCTTGACGCGCCAGATGTAGCCGCCAGGCGTGATCCCATAGAGCGGCAGGGCTTCGTCGGAGATCTGCGCAAGGGCGCGGTATTCGTCATCGCCGATCGGCGTGCCGTCCGCCTTCAAGAGCCGCGGGGTCGCCTTGTAGGTCTGCGCCAGGTGGTCGAGATCGGCACCGGCGGCCGTCGCGAGCCGCAGCGCGTTCGCGTGGTCGTTGAGGGCCTGCAGGACGTGGGTTTCCCCGTAGGCGAATTCTTCCGACAGGATGATCGCCGGGTCGGTCTCGACCAGCGGCTTGCCGTCGGCCGTGACGAGGTCGAAAGCCGGCAGCGACGGATCGGCGGCACGCGCGGCGTCCCACAGCGCCTTGAAAGCGAGAAGGCGCGTGGCCAGCGTCGCGTCGTAGTCGACGGCGGCGAGCGTCGGCGCGCCGACGCGGGAGAGGTCGAGGGTTTCGGCGGTGTAGCGCGTCATGCCGC